ATCAAGTTCAAATGTCTTGGAATGAGTTTCAAGCTATTAGAATACATGATGGTATATATGATGATGCTAATAAACCATATTTTATTGCAAGATCAGCACAAGCTAAATTAAAAACTAATTTACCTTTATTATTACATCATGCAGATCATATGGCATCTCAGATAGAATATGAAAAATGGAGATCTCATAAAAATAATTCTCCAAATCCAGTTAGTGCAAAAACAAAAGCAACTAAAAAAACAGCGATTAAAAATTTAGCAGAACAAAATCCAGATATTGACAAATCAATATCAGATATATTTAAAACGTTTGGAGACTCATGATATTAGAAATAATACTATTAATATTATTATCTGCAGGTTTTGTTTATTTTGGATGGAGATCATTAACATTAGCTAATGTTACCGCAGATCAAGAAGACTATATTAAAGAATTAGAAGATATGTCACAATACATGTATGATCAAATTAATAATGTATACACTGCAATGAAAAAAATAGATAGTAGAGGAGCATTTGAAAAAGATGATGAAACAGGAACTGTGTTTAATCAATTAAATCAAGTAATAACAAATTTACAAGAGGAGTTTAATGCCGAGGAAGAAGAAAAAAAGTAATAGATATTGGACAAAGGTAACTGAATTTGCTGTTTCATCGTATAATAGAACAGAAGGTCAACAAGTTAGAAAAGAAAAAATTTATAGAAGATTTATATTTCCTGCTTTTATGAAATTGTCTGAAAATTTGATAAATAAAATGAAGTGTGAATATATTGACTCGTCATTTCGTGATTTGCAAACAGATCTGGTTACATATCTAACAATGAGATTAGATAAATTTAATCCTAATCATGGAAAAGCATATTCATATTATACAAGAACAGCTTTTAATTATCTAATTGCAGAAAATCAAAAAGGATATTCAAAATTAAAAAAGACAACTGAACCTATTAATGTTGATGAACAACGAAATATTCAAACAGAAATGCATAATGATGAAATGAAAGAAACATTAAAAATTTTCATGGATTCTTATATTAAATATTGTTATGATAATATAAATTTTATTTTTACAAATGAATCAGATATTCATGTTGCTGATTCAATACTTCACATATTTGAAAATCGAGAAAATATAGAACAATATAATAAAAAAGCATTATATGTTTTTATTCGTGAGCGTACTGGGCTACAAACAAATAATATAACTAGAGTTATTAAAGTATTAAAACAAATATATTCAGAAAAGTTCTTAGAATACGAACAAAATGAATTCGTGAATTTACCCTTTTGATATTTATAATTAAAAGGACTACTTATGGACATAAAAGAAGAATTATTTAAAGGAACTAGTTTTTCTGACTTGATGTCTGATGTTTATCATAATTCTAAAAAGAAAGATAGACAAATAAATCAACTTATTTCACAATTACAACCACTTATACGAACTGCATCAGATGCTACGATAATAGTTCCATTAATTAAAGAATATTTAGATGTAGCTGTTAAAAATGATGATCATTTAGTTAAATTAACTGCAATTACTCAACGGTATATTTCAACTACCCAAACTATATCTGGTGAATCTTCTTTATTAAGTGATGATGAAAAGAGACAATTATTAGATATGGCTTCAAAAGATTTCGAAGAAGAATTAACTGAAGAAATTGATAAAATTGATCAAGAAGAAAAAGAGCTTCAAGAAAAAATATCAAATGTAAAAGCATCATTGGAGAATAAAAATGCCGACGTCTAATACAGTTATATTTAAACTTGCAGAAGTAGTTAATACATATGAAGATACTTATAAGTACTCTACAGAACAAAATGATAATTTATTTAAAATTGATGTTCAAACATATGGTGAATTAGAATCAAGAATTTTATCTGCTAGACCAGCAAATCCAAATATTAAACAAATACCATTAAATGGCGAACACGTTATTATATTTAGTGGATTACAACAAGAATCTAATGACTCTAAGAAAAGAAACCAATGGTATTATTTACCAGCATATACTATACAATCTGCAATAAATAATAATGCATTACCAGGCGTTTCTAGATTACGTGGAGATCAAGAAGATCCAGATGAAGTTTATAATCAACCATTAGGAAAATCATTTGAAGAAAAACAAATTTCTCCATTACAACCATATGAAGGAGATTTATTAATAGAAGGAAGATTTAGTAATAGTATTAGACTAGGAAGTACAGTAAAGGAAACTAATTATACAATTGCACCGTCATGGTCAGGAAATGAAAATGGTGATCCTATAATTATTATATCAAATGGTCATAATGATAAACCAAACAAAGAATTTACAGTTGAATCATTTGATAACGATCATGCATCGATATATTTAACATCTACTCAAAAATTAGATTCAATTTCATTATCAACAGGATTAACAAAATCTAGATCATTAAATGATTTTAATACATCTCAATTAATTGGTGATGCAAATAGAATTATATTACGAGCTAAATCTGATTCTATTATATTAGATACGCCAAATCGAATAACATTAAATACACCAGATTTAAGAATAGGATCAGAATCAGCAAAACATCCATTAGTAAAAGGAGATGAATTAAAAAATATTTTAGCTGAGTTAATAAATGTAATAGTTGCTGGCGTGGTATATACACCAGCTGGTATAGTTTCTACTCCAATTCAATTAGATAAACTTTTTACATTACGTGAAAAATTAGGAAATATTAATAGTAGTAATCATTATTTAGATAAATAACATGTTAACACCACCAATAAATAAAATACCAATAATTCCAGATCAATTAACGTCTATAATAGACAATCAAATTTCTAAACTATTAGATAATATTACATTTAATGTAACTATTGCAATTCAAGAAGCTGTAGCGTTACCTGATGATATAAAATGTGATGATCCTAGAATAGAAGCATTACGTAAAAGAATTGAACAAGTAAATAAATTAATAACAAAACTACAAGACATCATACCAGTTGTTGATAAAATAACATCAGGACTTCAAACTATTATTGGAATTGCAAATACAATTAAAGCTGCTCAATTATTAAATCCAATAACTGCTCCTATGGTAATTATTCCAGAATTAATATTAGCTCAAAATTTAACTATTGCAAATGCTGGCACAGCAGTTGAAAAATTAATTAAAGGGCTGGCTCCAAAAATAAATGCAAACTTAAATGAACTTATTTCTAGTTTAGTTCCTGTTGTAAACATAATAGGCCAAGCTTGTAATCAAAATGCAAATGATATAAATATAGCTGGTACTGCAGGTCTTCAAAATGCTCTTAATAATTTAGATTATAGTGATTCTATACCTGGATATCCTGGTGGTTCATGGATATTAATATCTGGATCTGGAGAATTGGGATCACCGGCTGGGTTACCTCCTACTCCAAAATCTCCATTTAATGACGGAAAAGGAACATGGTTATGGTCAGGAGAAGGATATAATAATGTAAATGGTGTTGGGTGGGGATCTACTGGAAGTCGTGAAGATGATTATACAATAGGTACTGAATTTTATACACAACAAAATGTATCGGTATCTGATATGAAACAACATTTAGAAACTATTAATAATCTTGTAGAATCACAACAAAGTTTACTAACATCGTTACAAGAAGCACCTGCTCAATCATATGAAGGTATAGTACCTCCAAATGAAGATCTAGGCAAAGTAGGAGATTATTATGTTGATACTAACGGAAAACATATATATGGACCTAAAACAAATAAAGGGTGGGGAACGCCCGTAAATTACTAACGTTAATATTTATAAAAAAAGAAGAACAAATGGAACAATCAAAATTTATTAAAGTTTTACGAAAAGTTATAAAAGAAGAAATAAGAACTGTTATTAAACAAGAATTAACAGAAATATTACAAGAAGGACTAAAGTCTACAATTAATGATATGTCTACACAAAAATCAATTACAAGTATTACTGAAAGTCCTATAAAATCTTCTAAATCAAAAACTGCATTTAAAGAAAATAAATTTGCAGATATATTAAATGAAACAGAACGATTAACAGAAAATAAATCAGCTGCTGATTATAAAAATTTAATGACAGAAGATATAGTCATGACTTCAGCAAATGCTCAAAATTTTGGAATGCAAAGAAATACACAACAAGTTTCTGTAATGGCTGATCCGGAAACAGGAAAAACACTAAGTGTTGATCCTACTATACAGAAAGTAATGACCCGAGACTATTCTGCATTAATGAAAGCAATTGATAATAAAAAGAAAAGGTAGTATAAATGGCATATCGTATCGTAGCAGCAAATGATATAACTCAAAATCCAGATATCGCAATAGGAGTTAAATTTCCTTTTAACGGTAAAGGTATTTTTAGTAAAAGCTTTACAACAAACGAACAAGCCTCAACTAATATAAAAAGTTTATTATTAACAAGAAAAGGGGAACGATTTGAACAACCAAATTTTGGCACAGATTTATTAAATGTATTATTTGAACCAATAACAAGTGAATTAAAAAGCTTTATCGAAGATACAATTACTTCTGCAGTTTCTTTTTGGTTACCATATATTGATATATCTAAATTAGATATAGTTACATTCGAAGATGATAATACTCTCGCTCATGAAATAAAAATATCAATTGGATTTACAGTTACTGGAACTGGATCTGAACAAACTATAATAATTTTTGCAGATCAAAATGGCATTGTAAGAATTGAATAAGGATTATATGGAAGTAACAAAAGATATATCATATTTAGGAAAAGATTTTGGTCAATTTAGAAAAAATCTAATAGATTTTACAAAACAATATTTTCCAAACGATTACACTGATTTTAATGAATCTTCACCAGGAATGTTGTTTATGGAAATGGCTGCATATGTTGGCGATGTATTAAGTTATTATGCTGATAATAATTTAAAAGAATCATTGTTAGAACAAGCTTCGGAAAGAAAAAATATATATGATTTAGCTAAAGCTTTAGGATATAATGCAAAAAATGTTATTCCTTCATATGTAACATTAGACGTATTTCAATTAATACCTGCAATTGGATCTGGAGTTAATAATAGACCAGATTATACATTTGCATTATCAATTAAATCTGGTTTACGAGCTAAACAAAATAATGGATCTGTTGAATTTAGAACATTAACAGAAGTAGATTTTGAAACTTCTTCGTCAATAAATCCAACCGAAGTAACAGTATATGAAAGTGATTCATCTACAAATGAACCTACGTATTACTTGTTAAAAAAACAAGTTCCTGCAGTGTCTGGTACAGTTAAAACTGCAACATTTAATTTTACATCTCCTAAACAATATGATAAAGTTGTTATAACAGATACTAATATTATTAATATTATTAGCATTACTGAATCAGATGGTGATGTATGGACAGAAGTTCCTTATTTGGGACAAGACACAGTTTTTGAAGAAGTTCCAAATTTAATACAAAATGATCCTGATTTTGCTCAATATAGAGATTCATCCCCATATCTTTTAAAACTAAAGAAAACTGCAAAAAGATTTATTACAAGATTGCGTAGCGATAATACATTAGAAATACAATTTGGCGCTGGTATTAGTGATAATAATGATGAAGAAATTATTCCAAATCCTAAAAATGTAGGAAATGGATTACAAGGAATGGGACATGGAGTTAATGTTGATATAGATCCTTCAAACTTTTTATATACTAGAACATATGGACAAGCTCCTGCAAATACAACATTAACAATTACTTATACAACAGGTAAGGGAGTTAGTGATAATATTACATCTGATGTAGTAACGGATATTGAATTTGTAGAATATCATGATGACCCAAATTCAACTGCTAGTGCTGGTATGATTAGATTTGCAAAAAGTAGTTTAGCAGTAAATAATCCTAATCCTGCTTCTGGAGGAAAAAGTGCTGATACAGTACAAGACATAAAAAATAATGCAATGTCTAATTTTGCAACTCAGAATAGATTAGTAACAAAAGATGATTATATTATTAGATGTTATGCAATGCCATCAAAATTTGGTAGTGTATCAAAAGCATATATTGTTCCAGACGATCAATTATCTCAAAATAAATTTATTTCAAGTAGAGTTGCAAATCCATTAGCATTAAATTTACATGTATTAGGATTTAATGGATCGAAACAATTAACACAACTTAATGATGCAATAAAATCTAATTTACAAAATTATTTGTCATATTATAGAATATTAACAGATGCTGTAAATATACAAGATGCATTAATAGTTAATATAGCATTAGATTTTGAAATTATTATAAGAAATAATTACAATTCAAATGAAGTATTATTAAATTGTGTAGATGCAATGAAAAAATATTTTGATATTGATAGATGGCAAATAAATCAACCAATTGTTAAAACAGAAGTAATGAATGAAATAGGAAATGTTCCTGGTGTTCAAAATGTAGTAGGAGTAACATTTAAAAATCAATTTGATACTACCCAAGGATATTCTGGTAATGTATATGATATAACATCTGCTACTAAACAAGGAGTAATATATCCTCCACTTGATCCTGCTATTTTTGAGATAAAATATTTAAATCGTGATATAAAAGGAAAAGTAGTAAATTTTTAAGGTAATATATGTTTAAAATTATTTATCCATCCGCTGACGCAACATTATATGAATCATTGCCTACATATAATACTGGCATCGACGAAATACTAGAAGTTGGAAAACGTTTATCAACGTCTGGCGAAAATTATTTAGATTCTCGATTTATAGTTCAATTTGATATGAACGAAATAACTACGGCATTACAAAAATATTCTGTAAATTTAGATTCATGTAAATTTATGTTGCAATTATATACTACTAACGCAAAAAATTTACCAGCATCATATACAATTGATGCAAATTTAGTAGCAAATGAATGGAATAATGGCACAGGATTTGAAAATAGTAATCCTGCAGTTACAGACGGCGTTTGTTGGAATACTCCAAAATCTGGATCTGGATGGATATCTGGATCTCAAAATTATAATATACCAGGAACTTCTTTATATGTATCTGGATCAGGTAAAGGTGGAAGTTGGTTGTATCAAGTAAGCGAAGGACTATATAGTTCTAGTTTTTATTCCCAATCATTTTTTACACAACCTGGTTTCGGAGATGGTATTTCAGAATCATTTAGTACACGTCCTACTGATATTAATATGGATGTTACTGGTGCAGTTAAAACATGGATAAGTGGTAGCGGAGGAGTTACTATACCTAATTATGGATTCCTTTTAAAATTTTCTGAATCTGATGAAGCTGATGTTACTAAAACGGGTTTTATAAGATTCTTTAGTAGAGAAACTCATACTATATATGTTCCTAGAATATTAATGTTATTTGATAAATCAACATTTGATAATGGAACGTTAGATGTATTTGATATTGATTCATATAAAATATATACTAGTTTACAAAAAGAATATAAAGACACTAGTGTTAATAAAATTAGAATTTATGCTCGTGATAAATATCCACAAAAATCGCCAACAAATGTATTTCCACAACAAACAGTAAAATATTTACCAGCTGATACATTATATTCTATTATAGACGCAGCAACAGATGAAATTATAGTTCCATATGATTCTCAATATACAAAAATAAGTTGTGATTCTACTAGTAATTTTATTAATATTGATATGACCGGATTAATGCCAGAAAGATATTATAGATTAGCATTTAAAGTTGTTTCTGGATTTTATGAAGATTTTATCGATGATAATTTATATTTTAAAGTAGTAAGATAACATGTTGATACAAAAATTAAAACTATATCCAAGAATTTCTCAAGGAGGAAGTTATGCTCCAGGTCCACAAGGAATTAATGCGCCAGCAAACACTGTACAAACAGCAGTTTCCGGACAATTTACACTTAGTACAACAGGAGCTGATTATATAGGTCCATATCATACCATGGCAAATGGTGATTATATGACTGGAGCAACACATGATCGTGGTAGTATAAAATTAATTCCTACTACTTCTGGAAATCAAACAACAGTTGTCGGTACGGCATTAGTAGGAAGATCAAATAATACGACGCCAGTTACTTCTAATTCTATACAACCTCAACCATATGTTCCATCATTAGCAGAATTAGCTGAATATGAAAAATATCGTATTAGTGGATCTTTATATAAGTCAAATATTTCATTTGTAAATTCTAGAGATGCTAAAGGTAATATATCTTTACGTGAAAATGAAAACAATGAATTACTAGTAATTGAAAATATAAGTAATAATTTTACAAATAGATCGATAGTATCTGCAATTGACACTCAATTTAGATATTTTAAATTTCCAGCTCAAATATCAACAACTGTCGACGATATTGAATTTGATGAATCTGTTTTAGATATTGATTTAGATTTAGCAGCTTCAAATGATCCAAATGCAAATAAATTAATTAGAACATATGATGATAAACTTTATTATATACAGAATGGTAAGAAACGTCTTTTTAATATAAAAGCAAGTTCAACATGGGCATATAAAAATAATTTACCTCCTTTTGAAAATTTAGCTGGAACTATTAATGGATTAGATTTTGGAGAAAATAATTATAATAATTATAATCAAGTAACATATAATAGGGTAGCACCTTCGGTTTCTGATGGATATGTTACAGGAGATCCATATAATCCAGAAGACGCATTTCTAGAAGGAAATATTTATTCTAAGATAACTTTTATTACATCAGTCTCTGTACTTAATTTGCCAAGCAATATATCAGTAAATATTAATGGACCAAAAATTGGAAAAGTAGTATTTAGTGATTTAGCTGACGGTCAAAAGAGAGGAACTGAATTTGTTGCTAGTGAAACAGAAAATAGTTATCTAGGAATTAAAGTTGGTGACTTTGGAAATACTGATATATCTGCTTTTGCTAATTATGGTATATATACAACTAATCCAGTTGGCCCATATGCAATTATTGTAGATTATAACGATTATCAGGGAGCTGACACAGTAGGTCAACGAGATTTTGGTTTAGTACAAGATTTATTACAACTTTTCTATGCTGGATTTAATTCATATTTATTAGCTCCAACAAAATTAGGAATACAAATAAAAAATCAATTAACAATGTATGCATCTGTAGATTTATTTAATTCAACCGGAGTTCAATATGTTGCATACAATGATACTATGACATTTTTACGAAAAAATAATAATACTAATTCTACACAAATTCCTGAATTCATGGGGAGTGGTTTTTCTTTAGTTTCGGGGGATAATTGGACTACAAAATATGAAGGATTACTTGGAGAAACAATGCAAGATAGTCAGGGAAAGCGTTTATATTGGTATAAAACCACAATAGATATAGTAGGAGAGAACACAATATTACAACTTTGGTCTATGATAAATAATCAACCTGTAAATAATTTAACAAATTTATTATATAGCTCGGTAGAAGTTCCAAATGCTCCTGTTTTACCAATACGATCGAATTCAACAACATATTCGGGGTGGGTTGTGAACTTCAATGATTTATTTCCAAATGGTATAACACCAAATACTCATACAAATTTTGAAGTACGTATATCTACTAACTCAACATTTTCTGTTGATGTATATTTTATAGGATGGCAACGACAAGATAATGATGCAGTATATATAATTAATGATTCAGTACATTTAGGAGCTCCTCCTGATTTAACATTAAGTAATATGCCAACAGGACCGCAAAACTAATTTAAATATTATGATTAATCAATATTCAAATATCAAACAAATAAATGAAAGCTTAAATGCTTTAGAAGGTTATAGATACCGTGACATAGATCGTAATATATTTTTACGAAATAACCAACAATATATATTTGATACTGGATATCATGACACAGAATTTCATATATACTCCGGGGATGATTGGATTACTGGAAAATATAACAGTGTAAATTTATCTGCATTTACTGGTCAAAAAATTAATGAAAATAACAATCCAATATTTTTAAATAATGCTCATACATTAGATGTATATCAACAATTCTCTAATTTACAATTAACTTCTGGTAATTATAAATTTGTTGTTAATTTCTTTGAAAATAAAATTGGAAGTTATGACAATCCTTCTTTTGTAATTGATAAAGTTTCAGCTGATAAAACAGAAATTAGGTTACGATTATTAGATGAAACAAATAGTCAACATTTATTACAAGTAACTGATTGGATAAATAATGTTAATCAAACAGTATTTAATACACAAACAAGTAAAAACTATTTATTAAACTTTGGAAAAAATCAAACAATACATTTTGTTAATAGTGTTATTATAGGAAAATATTTATTTGTTAAAACATATAAACCAATAGACACTGATATATTCAAAGAAAATTTCAAATGTTGGGTTGTTTGTGAAACACAGTTACCATATATTGATAATGTAGCATTATCCGAACAAGAAATTGAAATACAATATAATGTATTAGATAATATCAATTGGGATGCATATGATGAAACAATACAATCTTCTGAAACATCATTAAAAAATTGGAATCAATTATTAGGATCATCATTACAAACATCTCAACAAATTATTGATTCATATTTTTCTGGATCATTGTCTGGAATAGATTTAAATATTGATTATACAGATTTTAATAACTTTATATTTTATAGTTCAGCTACTGAACGATTATCAAATTTTAAATATAAATTAGAATTATTAGAATATTATACCGCTCAGTCAGCATCATCTGCAAATATATCAGGAGGCACTGCTGTAACTAATGCAAATGATTATACTTCATTATATAATAATTTAATTGGAACATTTGATGAATTTGAAAACTTTTTATATTATAAATCTTCTTCTGGATTATTTAGTAATGATATTCCTAGTATAAATCCTAATGTTGGTTTTTTAACTGGCAGTTATATAACGCCGTCTCCAAAAAGTAACATTTCTAGACCATATCAGTTATACTCAGTAACTAGTAGTATATTTGAATCATGGTATTCAGGATTATATGAATCTGCTTCATTATATGATTTGAGAAATAATAATCGACTAACAAAAGCAGTTCCAGAATTTATTTTATTAGATGAAAATAATGAACAACTTGAAGTGTTTGTTAACATGTTAGGACATCATTATGATATATTACATTCGTATATTCATTGTATGACTAAAATTAATAATCGAGATGAACATCCAGAATCTGGAATGCCAAATGAATTATTATATTCAGTAGCAAAACAATTTGGTTGGACATTAACAAATGGTCATCAATATCAAAATCTATGGGAATATGTATTAGGAACAAATGAAGCTGGAACACCTTTAACTGGATCTAATACAGTAGGCGAAGAGTCGTTACCAGGTCGTGAAATGACATTTCAGGTATGGAGGAGGATAGTTAATAATATTCCAGGATTATTGAAATCGAAAGGAACTAAACGAAGTATTCAAGCATTATTATCATGTTATGGAGTACCTCAATCACTAATTACAATTAAAGAATATGGCGGTCCTAGAATTGCAAGAAAGCCTATATATGAAAAATTAAATTTTGATTATTCATTAGATTTAATTAATAATAATGCTGGGACAGTACGAGTTGATTATGATCAACCAATTAAGTCTGTTGAATTACGATTTAAAGTAGATGACGTATTAAATAATCCAACAGTTCCTAGTTCAATGAATTTATATTCAATCGGATCAAATGATGTAACGATTGATTTTGTTCGTGGAACATTAGGAACATTGAGTATTAACGGAAATGCAACTTCAGAAATAGAATGTTATAATGGAGAATATTTAAATACATTATTAAGAAGTGGATCTTCTGGAACTTTAGAGTTATTAGTACAAAAATCAAAATATGGAAAAATTGTAGCTACAGTTTCTTCATCAATAACAGGAAATTTTTCTAATACAGGAACATTGACATTAGGAGGTTCGACAAGATTAAAAGGACAATTACAAGAATTACGATTGTGGTCTTCAAGCTTGCAAGATTCTCCATTTGAAAATCACACAAAAGCTCCAGGATCATATGATGGTAATATTAGTGCATATGATGAATTATTATTTAGACTTCCATTAAATGAAAATATTAATCATTCACAAACTGGAAGTTTACTTGGTGTGGAACCAAAAACATCAAATATTTCAGCTTCATTTATAGGATGGAGTTCTGATACTCCATATGATTCGTTAGAAGAAACATATTATTATGATGGCATTTCTATAGGAGCTGGGACGTATGATGACAATAAAATTAGAATTGAATCTAATGAACTTATTGGTAGTTTGAGTTCTGATACAAGAGCTTCATTATCTCAATATGATAAAGCTCCATTAGATTCGAATAAATTAGGAGTATTTTATTCTCCACAAACAACTATAGATGAAGATATAATAGCACAGTTAGGATATGTAAGATTAGATCAATATATTGGCGATCCAGAAAATCAATCTCAAAAATCATATCCAGAATTAATACAATTTTCTAAATCATATTGGAAAAAATATAGTAGAAAAAATAATTTAAATGCATTTATCAATATGTTTACTTTATTTGATTTATCATTTTTTAAACAACTTGATCAAGTATTACCTGCAAGAGCTGATAAAATTAAAGGATTATTAGTACAACCAAATTTATTAGAAAGAAGTAAAGAAGCGGTATATAGTAAACCAGTTGAAATAAAAAATAATAGTTATACGTCTTCTTTAAATGCTTCTCCGGAAATACCTACTTCGTATGATAATATTAATGCAATATTAAATAATAAAGATATCTTATTATCCGGTATATCTAATAAAATACAAGGAGAAATGCGTACTATAGATATGTATACAGGAAGTATATCACCATTAAGTGTAAATATTAACGCTTCTGCAGGAATTTCAGTTGCAACAGTAGGTCAAAGAAGACATAGATTTGAAGGATGTAAATTGACTGGCCCTGGTATTAATATTCCGACTAATAATTTTCCAATTGGAGCACCGGTTGTTACAAGAGTAAAAGTTAGTCCAACAGAATTAGTTAGCAGTGATCCTAATCGATTAGGAGTATTTAGTACAGAACGTGATAAAGAAATAACAATTAAAGAAGAACCAGAAATTATTGTATCAAAAAATGATCCTACAACAACAGCTCAAACAACTACTAATACATTAGCTGCTAAAGGAAATACATCAATACCAGAAAATAATCCACCGGTTATACAACGAACTACAAATAATAAAAGTAATTATAAATCTACTAGAGGAAATTAATCAAAATTTTGATTGAACAATATTTATTAAAAACAAAAGGACATTAATATGGGATATTTAGATAATACATCAATAACAGTCGACGCAATATTAACAAATAAAGGTCGTGAATTATTAGCACAAGGAGGAACTGCTTTTAATATTACACAATTTGCGTTAGGTGATGATGAAATAGATTATACATTATGGAATCCAAATGATACTAGAGGTACAGCATTTTATGGAGATGTTATTGAAAATATGCCAGTAACAGAAGCAATTCCAGATCAAACAAAAGCTTTAAAATATAGATTATTAACATTACCTGGAAATAATGCACAATATTTACCAAAAGTTTCAGTAGCTCCAGCGTCGATGGGTTCGCAATCAGGAAATGGATCAACACTTACATTTAATGTATCAACATTAAACTTTTCAAATGCAAATTCAACATTAGGATATACAGCGGTTTTATCTAATAGTTCAATAGGAACATTAACTGCAGCAACAGGACAATCATTAAGTAATGTAGCTCCTGGAATAACTGGCGATGCAACTTCTATAGCAATTGTTGGTTTAGGCGGATTTAATTTAACATTGAATCCAAATCCTTCTACAACTGAAAAAAGAACTGCTACGATTACATTTTTTGCAAATGAAACTGGAGGAGAAGTTACTGTTAATATAACACAAGCAAAACGTACGTTTACTGCTTCACAAAATACGACCATTTAAAAATGAGAACAACTATGATAAATTTACTAAAACAACTACCAAACCAAGGACAATCATTATCATTTCAACAATTGGATCCAACTAGAGATATTATTGATTCATCTCAAGAAACGATAACAGACGCATTATGGAGTGATGATCAGCCATTATTATCTACATTTTTTACCGCATCAAATTTATCAGTTTCTCAAAAAGCATATTATGTTAATGTATATCAAAAAGATCCTGCAGCAACTGGATCTGCTATTCAATTTGCATTAGCATACGGTGATCAACGAGGTAGTGGATCATTAAATAATGGTGGTGGACAATTAGGGGATGCTCCTAGTAAAGCAATATATTCACAATATAAACAATTATTATTAGATGAAACAGTAAATGCATTTACATTTAAAACTGGATCTGGTGTTTATACTACGGATTCAATATATGTAATAAATTTGCAACGAGCAAGATCAAAAGAAAGATTAGATCCAGGTAATTGGGAATTACCATTAAATGGTATTACATCTAGAGATACAGATGCAACAGGAAGTGTTGTAATAGGACCTTCTCATATAAAACTAATTGATAATTCATCAACAGAAACAACATCTACACCGGAAATTGCAGATTCATATGATATTGTTTCTGGAAGTATTTCAAATGGAATTTTTAATTCAACTGCTCCTGAATATTATGGTAAAGTTTACCCACAACATAGCGTTATTATATTAGATGGAAGAAAATTAGATAATGAGTTAGGATTTAAAACTAACACCGGTTCTAATGCAGCTGGAAGTAATCATTATGGATTGTTTCATTCTATTTCAGGATCTGCATCTGCTGGATCAGGATCATTTTTAGCTAGAAATAAAGAAACTGTTAGTAGCACTATGTATTTTGTTAGATTAAATAATGCAGATTATAATTACTCAAATAATCCATCATATGTAACTGGAACACAATTTGAAATTGCAAATCAAGGATATTGGACAGATCCTGTATCATATATAACTACAGTTGGTTTATATAATGATCAACAAGAATTATTAGCAGTTGCAAAATTAAGTAAGCCAATTAAAAAAGACAAAAAATCAGAATTAAATATTCGTGTTAAATTAGATTATTAATTACACGTATTTTTCGCCTGTTATATTTATTATAAAATAACAGAGTTTATATGTCAGATATCACAGAATATACTGGTGAATCAGTAAAAGCTTTTAAAAAAGTAAATCCTACTGATTTAAAATTTACTCCAATGCAATTAAACAAAACGTTTTATATGTATTCTGGAAGTACTTCGTTATATACACCATTAAACGCATATTATACAGAAAATATACCAGAAAATAATTTAAATTGGGGTGAACAAAATTTAAATGGTACATATAAATCAATCATTTATAAATCATTGCAACAATTATTTTATAAAGATTCATATGATACGGAAATATTCTTATATAAAACATCTTCTATTTTTAGTATACCTCAAAAGAAAATGGGACAAAAAATTAAAGAAGATTCATTTACATATAATAGTGCATCATTAAGTTTAAAATCTAATAGATCTGGAAAAATATTTGATGAAAATATTAATATAGAATCTTTTCCTGATACATTAAATTTTTATGAAGGATTTAATAAATATTTTGATTCTTCAAATATAACATATGAATCGCAAAATATTAATTATGTTTCTGGAGTAACAACGAATAATGGAAATCAACAATCTATAGGATTATCGGCATTATTTTCTGGAAATGGTTATATATCATCTAGTTTAGAAGGAATATATGATAAACAACATGATTATGCAATATCATTTTTTATATCAGGAACAAATAGTACAAATAATGATCAGTTGATATTAACAAAAGCAGATCAAATAACTAGAAGTCCATGTCCTTTTAATATTGAATTAAGCGGAAGTAATGAAATTAAATTTAGTATACGTGGTAATAATTCTAATTTAATTGCGTTAATAACATCTTCTGCAGACGTTTCTTCGTCTTGGACTCATGTAGTATGTCAAAAAACTGGTAGTGATATTGAGATGTATATTAATGGAACTAAACATTCATCTGGTAGTTTTGATTTTCTTCGTGATAATTTAAATACATATATAAATTCTCCAACATTTATTAATAACAATTATCATTTAAGTATTGGCGGTTATAACACAAATAGCACTAATCTACAAGGATATTTAGATGAAATTAGGATTTATAATAAATCATTATCACAATTGGAAATAAGCACTTTATCGGACCGTAGCGAGGGTGGAGGATTATTACAAACAAATATTGTTGGAAATATATTTTCTGAAAAAGGATTTATTGTTATATCAACTCCAGATTATAGATATAATAATTTATTATCTACAAAATATACTGCAAGTTATCAAAGTACAATTACATCATATGAAATGTCGACATTATGTCGTGTTGATGCAGGTGACTTTAATGTTACTAATAATCATAGTGCACATAATGATTCAAATATTCAATATTTAAACTATTTAACTGGGAGTGAGTTTTCCCCATATATTACATCAATAGGATTATATAATTCGACTGGAACTTTATTAGCAATTGGAAAATTGGGACAACCAATAAAAAAACGTGATGATGTTGATATGAATTTTTTAGTTAGAATGGATCTAGACATTAGACCTATTAAATCAGGATCTAGTTTAAATAGTACAAATCAAAATTTTAATATAAATAATTCTAATACATATGGAGGATTATCATATTGATTAAATTAAAAAACATATTAAACGAAATATCAGAAACTGATGCTAATAATTTATTAAATAAAATTAAAAATAAAGAATTTTCATTTGTTGCACAAGGGGATAATGGAAAAGTATATGCAATAAATGGAGAAGATTTATTATTTAAAATAACAACAGAGCCAGACGAAAAAGCAGTTGCAGATGTAATTGTAGGAAGGGCATCTGAATTTAACTCATTTATTCCTGTTCATTATTCAGATCCAAAGCGTAGTTTATATATAATGAATAAAGCAAATCCATTATCTCCAAAAGAACAACAAGAAATAAATAAATTTTATAATGGTTATAAAAATTTTTTAAGGCAAGCTGGCCCAGATGCATCTGTATTTGATTATTTAGATACTGAAGAGACTAGAAATTATTCTCCGGTATTAATTAATTTTATGAGAGCATTACAGCAACATGTAAGAAAAACAAATATAGGAGATTTACATTTATCATTAGATTTCAAACCAGATAATATCATGAAATGGAATGGTAATTTAGTAATGATCGACTGGTAAAGGAAGTTATGAAAAATCATTGGCACTCTAATAATAAACAACGCCAAGCGGCATATAAATATGGATATAGATCTGGCTTAGAATTAAAAGTTGCAGATCAAATCAAAGAAGCAAAATATCCTGTTAATTACGAAAAAGAAACATTACAATATATAGTTCCACAAAAAAATTCTAAATATACTCCGGATTTTATATTTACAAAAAAATCAGGTAACACAATGTATATTGAAACAAAAGGAAGATGGACAAGCACTGATAGACAAAAAATGAAACATGTTTTAGCATCACATCCAGATATTGATTTAAGAATTATATTTCAGAATCCCAATCAAAAGATATCAAAAGGTTCAAAAACAACATATGAAATGTATGCAAATAAAATAGGAATAACACACGTTGCAAAAAAAGATATGCCGGAAGAGTGGTTAAATGAATGTTGTAAAGAAGGAGAAACGCCGGTTACATCAAAGTTTTTTGTATTATGATTGGATAATTGAAAAATAATCATTATTTTTTTAATGTAAGTTAATAAAAAGATGAAATCGTTTAATATAATGTATATTATTAAATGATGAATCGTTAGACCGATTATGATTGTGTCTAACATATATTATATAATACCAATACTTTTGATCTTTCAGTAAATTTTCTTATAATATATTATATGAAGAATCTTAAACTACTTCAATTATTAGAATCTGTTCTAGGAAAAGGTAAACAAACATCTGGAGATAATATTGCATTCTTTTCCCCGTTTACATCTCATTATAAACCTAAATTAGAGATTGATATTAATACTAATAAAGAAGGTCAAAATCCATGGCACTGTTGGATATCTGATAAAAAAGGTCGGACTATTAGATCATTATTTAAACAATTAAATTTACCAAAATCTAAATTTGAAAAATTAAATAAAATAATCGAAGTAACAAGATATAGAAACAATGTAACAGAAAAAATTGAATACTCATTAAAATTGCCAGAAGAATATCAACCATTATGGATTGAAAAGAAAACACCTGACTATAAAAATGCAATACATTATTTAAAAAATAGAGGTATAAATATATTTGATATTATTAGATACAGAATTGGGTATGCAGAATCTGGTCAATATTCTGGAAAAATTATTATTCCTAGTTATGATGCAAATGGACAATTAAATTATTTTGTATCTAGAGCATATTATAAAAACGATCCACATAAACATAAAAATCCACAAACATCGAAAGATATAATTGGATTTGAAATGTTAATTAACTGGAATGAACCTATTATATTATGCGAAGGAGCATTTGATGCGATTACTATAAAAAGAAATGCTATTCCATTATTTGGGAAACTTATACAACCTACATTACAAAAAAAGATTATAGAAGAACATGTTAAAGACATTTATATATGTTTAGATCCAGATGCAATGCATAATGCAATAGAAATAGCTAAAAGATTCATGGCAGAAGGATTAAATGTATATTTTGTAGAACTTAAAGATTTAGATCCAAATGAATTAGGTTATAAAAAAATAACTAAAAAATTAGAGGATACATATAAATTTTCATTTGAAAGAATGATGGAATTAAAAATAGCTTCGTTATGGAAATAAAAAAATTAAAAACAAACATAAAAAGTATTGATAGAATATTTCATATTTCTGATATTCATATTCGAACATTAAAACGTCATAAAGAATATAATGAAGTATTTGATAATTTATTTTTACATATTGCCCAACATGCATCTGATCAAAGTATATGCGTTATAACTGGAGATATAGTTCATTCTAAATTAGATATGTCGCCGGAGTTAATTAATATGTTAACAAAATTCTTTAATGGATTTCATATTCCTACAATTGTTATTTTAGGTAATCATGATATGAATTTAAATAATTTATATAGATTAGATGCAATATCTCCAATACTAGATGTTATTAATAATAAAAATATACACTTTATAAAAGATAACGGATTATTTCAATTTGGAAATATCGTATTTAATCATATGGCAGTAGACGTAGCTCCTAAAGATTATATAAAAGCAAAAGATTTTAATGCACATTATAAAATAGCCTTACATCATGGAGCAGTACATAGTGCTAAAACTGATATTGGATTTCAAATATCAAATGAACATGTAACAACAGACTTATTTGAAGGTCATGATTTAACATTATTAGGTGATATTCATAAGCCAGCTCAATTTTTAAATAAAGAAAAAACTATAGGATATCCTGGATCATTAATTCAACAAAATCATGGAGAAGCATTAGACCATGGAATATTAGTTTGGGACTTACCAGATAAATCTGCAGATTTTGTTGAAATAGAAAATAATTACGGATATGTAACATTTGAAGTAGACAATGCAAAAATTATTAATTCTCCATATCGTGTTCCAAGAAAACCAAGAGTAAGAATTAAATTTAATGATACTGACGCATCTGATATTAAAAAATTAATAGCAACAATTAGAAAAAAATATAAAGTTCAAGATATATCAATACAACGTAGTGCAAATCATATTGAAAATAATCAAAATGGTTCAATTGCAATTGGAAATGTTAGAGATGTAGAACATCAGAATAATCTAATAACACAATTTATTGAAGAAAATTATCCTGATGCAGACAAAAAAGAATTAGATGCAATTAGGCATATTAATAGAACAATTAATTCTAAACTGCCTGTTCTAGAATCCGTAAGAAATGTAACATGGTATCCAGTTTCATTTGAATTTGATAATATGTTTTCATATGGAGAAAAAAATAAAGTAGATTTTTCAAAATTATCAGATGTTATAGGTTTATTTGCAGCAAATGCATCAGGTAAATCTTCTTTATTAGATGCAATAACATATACAATATTTGATAAATGTAGTAAAACAAGTAAATCAAAAGAAGTCTTAAATAATAAAAAGTCTGGTTTTAAAGGTATATTTAAATTCATGTTAAATGATAAATTATATACTATTGAACGAGAAGGTATAACATTAAAGCATGGACATGTTAAAGTAAACGTTAATTTTTATAATGAAGATCAAAACTTAAATGGAGAAGAAAGAAGTGATACTAATAAAAGTATTCGAAGGTATTTAGGAACTTATGATGATTTTATTTTAACTGCATTTTCATTACAAGCAGATAATAATAATTTTATAGAAAAGTCACAAAGAGAACGAAAAGATTTATTATCTCAATTTTTGGACACAACAGTTTTTGAACAACTATATCATTTAGCAGCTGAAGAAATAAAAGAAACTTCTGGTAAATTAAAAGAATATAAGAAAACAGATTTTGGATTAATCATACGTGACTCAGACGATATAATTTTAAAAAATCAAGATAAAATTATTGAATTAGAAAAGAACGATACAGATTTGCAAGAATCGAGAAATAATTTACAAAATCAAATTGTAGAATTAATTGAAACAAAGCAGCCAATATCATATGAAGGACCTTCTATAAAAAAATTAGAAAATGACGAATCTATATTAATAAAAGATATTGAAAAAATAAACTCAAATACATTAGTATTAGAAGAAAAAATTAATGTTGTTAAATCTAATATGTCATCATATTCAAATATAATTAATAAAGAACAATATAATAAAATATCATCTGAATTATCTGATATTATTAAGAAAAAAGATAGTATATCTAATAGTATAAGCACACTAACAAGTTTAATAGAATCACAGAAAAAGAAAATTGATCATTTAAAAACTCATGAATATGATCATACATGTAAGTATTGTATTGAAAATATATTTGTTAAAGATGCATTAGAAGCAAAAAAATTATTACCAAGAAATAAATTACAATTAAAAAAAGAAATTGGATCAGCTGAATTTTTTCAACAACGTATTGATAAATTAAATTCCTCAATTTATGAATATCAAGAAAAAATAAATTTAAAAAATAAAATTGAAAAATTAGAATTGCAATTACAGATATTAGAAAGTGATATACAAACAAAAGAATCTGAATTGGAAACAAATGCAGAAAGACAAGAATTATTTAAAAAGAATGAATCTGCAATTATATTTAATGAATCGATAAATAAAAAAATTGATTCTAAAAAGAAACTTATATTAGAAACTACTGAGTTAATAAAGAATATAACTAATAAAATTAAATCTAATCATGGTGAAATTGAAGTTGCTAAAACTAAAAAGAAAACTGCATTAGAACAATTAGAAACATATAAACAATTAGAAACTGAATATAAAGCATATGAATATTATTTACATTCTGTAAAGCGAGACGGCGTTCCATACGAATTAATCAAAAAAGCATTACCAAAAATTGAAACAGAAATAAACAATGTTTTAAATCAAGTAGTTGATTTCAATATGGTATTAAATACAGATGGTAAAAATATTAATGGATATATTATTTATGATGAAGACAAC